CTGACGGTGACTGATGGGTTTTCACGCGGGAGATGGTGTTTCTCCTTCGCGTTACGCGCCCTCTGGGCAGCAGAATTTTGCTCTTCCAATACGGTGCTCAATCCTTCCGGAACACAAAGGCCTGGGTTTCGCACCAATTGCTTGATGAATTCCTTGGCATACTCCTCATAGATGACGGGGGGTACAGTGTTGTTCACGTTGGGCTTGACCCGATCTTCGTAATACGACGTCCTGGCGCCATCATTCTCACTCGTCACAGTCCCAGGGTTGGTGACAATAGGCGGTACGATTTGTACTGCCTTCCTCTTTCCGAGATCATAAAAGTTATCCTCGGGCTGGCGCGAGAGAATCACTAGATTAGGAGCGGTCAGAAGACTGAAGGGTAGGGAGAAAAACTCAGCGACTGTCATAATCGCTGGCCCGGTGACATCGATGTGCCACTCCTTCAAAGCCCGGGAAGCCTCGGCCGCCGTCCAGTGTTTTCCGGCAGCAGTTGAGACAAAGGTGAGAGCGCGGAACGCTGCCTCCGGTAACATTACTGCCGAAAGCGGGTCCGCATCGATTTTCCGTTTGATGGCGACTGATACGCTGCCACCGATTTGGAAGAAACCGACGAGAAAGGCGCCCACCTCAGTAACGTTTCTTAGTTTTTCCAGCTCAATGATGTCAAATGGCATGCCATTCAACTTGCGAGCCAGCCACTTAAAACAGCTGAGGGGGACGAAGTGAGTCGAAGCTGGTGTGAGAAAAACCACTTGCTTCTTTCTGCTTGCATCAAGCACTTGATGTACGTCGTATAACGTCCATGCGGGCAGGAATCCCCTAGCATGCGGAATGACCAGCTTGTCTGTGCTGAAATCATACGGTGCCTGATAATATACGGCACCGCCCTCCACACGCTCGACCACTCTCGTAGCCGACGCCATATGCCACGCACTATCGTGCCCCGTGCCACTAAGCCCGTCAATGACCATGGTGTAAACCACAATCGGATTAGGGGCGAAGTGCGCCAACTCCATTTGAGTATAGTAGTCGACGCAATCAATGAGCGTCACAAAAGCCTCTTTGGGTAATGGGACGTATCCCTTAAGGTCAGCCGAAAGGTCAGACATCGTCAAAGCGTGCCTGTACCCTAAGGTATCCTTGTCCCTGAAGCTCCGTGACACACACGGATCGTACATGCTGAAACCATGCTGGGTAATGTGGGACCGAATTGATAATACGGTGTCATTCCTAGCCTTGGCAGCATTGGGGTGCGAGTGGGTGGGCTCCGGTGTATAGGAACTTTCCCCGATGGGCCCAGTCATCTTGTAAGACAGGGCACATGCTCTGGCCAGACTCCTGCTAGTCTGTCCAACGTAATGGCTCTTACGGGTGAGCTTTACGAATTTGGTGAACGTGTTTCTTCCGCCGTGGTGATAAAAATCCGCGAGCTTTGAAATCACGCCGGCACGTGGGCCGGTATTACCCTTGCTGATCTTGTCAGCGATGACAGCCGTGGCGGCTGCCGTTGCAGTCACAATAACCAAAGGAACATAGTCCCAAATGACCTCTTGCGTGGCCCACAACTCCGTGTAATGGGCGACGTACGGGATGCCGATAACTTGACCTCCGCCCACAAAAGGGGCAGCGGCGTCAGCAGCTTTCGGAAGCTCAATGAGTTCCGCCGGTTCCTCGTAAGGAATGTCGTCCAATCCGCAGATTTGGCCATTAGGTAGGAAGGATCCGAAGATAAGTCCATGCCCAGAAGTCACGTTAAGTGAAGCGTTTGCGTTTGCTAACTC